GTGGGAAGGTAATAGCTCCTACACGTTCCCGTCGTCTGCAATCCAAATGCACATTGTTAGCTCTGTTAACACTGGCGACGATAAAACAGGCACGCTTGTTACCATCAATGGGTTGGACGCTAACTACAACCAAATTTCTGAAACTATAAAGTTGAATGGTACGACTGCTGTGACTACAGTCAAATCGTATTTCCGTATCAATAGCATGGCGGTAGCTAGTGGCGCACCTACTGGCAACATCACACTCAAAGATACCTCGGATACAACTTTGTACGCAGAAATTGCAGCTGGTAATGGTCGCACTTTGATGGGCATCTATACCGTCCCTGCAGGCTTTACTTTCTACTTAAGCCGTATTGATATCAATACCAGCTTGAACGCCAACCCTGCTGGTTTTGCAACGTATCAAAACTATCAGACCAGCAACACTGGTGTATCCACTGTTACTATTGTTGCGCCGTTTACAAACAACTACCATACGCAACGGGTTATGCCCCGTGCTGTGGCAGAGAAAACGGACATTCAACTGCAAGCAAAAGTTAGCACCGGCACTGCGGCCTTAACGGTATCGCAAGAAGGTTATTTAATTTCAAACGGCAGTTAATCATGTCTACTCCAGCATGGCAACGCAAGGAAGGCAAGAACCCCAACGGCGGCTTGAACGCCAAGGGGCGGGCCAGCGCCAAAAAGCAAGGGATGAATCTGAAGCCCCCGCAACCAGAAGGCGGGTCACGCAAAGACTCATTTTGCGCGAGGATGACCGGGATGAAGAAGAAAATGACTAGCGAGAAGACGGCTAAAGATCCGAACTCTCGGATTAATAAATCCCTAAAAGCTTGGAAGTGCTGAGATGGACGCAGGAATGATTTGGTCGGGTGGCTTGTCCTTGGTTCTGGGGATGGTTGCCTTTTTTCTCAAAGAGAAGTCTAATGACCTCAAACGGATTGAGATCCTGCTCAACCGTACACGTGAAGAAATCGCAAGGGAGTATGTCACCAATGACGAACTTAACAAAATTACTGAGCACATTGATTCTCGCTTTAACAAGTTGGAAAGTAAAATTGACCAGCTTATTCAACAAGGGGCAAAGTGATGCCCAGCAAAAGTAAGAAGCAGCATGATTTCATGGAGGCAATTGCCCATAACAAGGCTTTTGCTAAAAAAGTGGGAGTTCCTCAGTCGGTAGGCGAGGATTTTGTAAATGCCGATAAAGGCAAACATTTTAGTAAAGGCGGTATTGATATGGCTACAAGAAAACGTGGTGTTAATCCAGCGATGGCGCTAATGGCAGCTCGTGCCATGCAAGCACCTCCTGCTGGTCCTGCTGCTCCTATGGCGGCTCCCGGCGGCGCACCTATGGGCGCACCCGGAATGAAACATGGTGGCTTGTCTAAAGCTCACCACAAACATCTGGCTCATCACCATTTGTCTATGGCTGAACACCATATGGCAATGCACGAAGGCCATCACAAAACTACCAAGATGGCTCATGGTGGTCATGCTTCTGAGAAGATGCACGAAATGAACCAAGCCAAAGAATTGCGCCGTATTGCTAAAGAAGAAGAGCATGAAGCCAGCGCAATGAAGCATGGTGGTAAAGCCCACAAAATGGCTCATGGCGGTTTTGCTGATGGCAAGTCCATCAAAGCCGGTGAAAAAAACCTGAAGCATGGCGAACACGCTGACCAGAAAAAAGGTCATACCCGTGGCAAAAACTTTGGCGACAGCGGCAAAGTTGAACCTATTGAGACTGAACACAACATCAAGTCTTTTGAAAAAGAAGGCATGAAGCATGGTGGTCATGTTAAGAAAATGGCTCATGGTGGCGCTACTCACCATCGTGCTGATGGTATTGCCCAACGTGGTCATACCAAGACCAAATTCTGCTAAGGAGAATTCCTATGAAACATCATTTAGTTAAAGAACATATGGAGCCAAAATCTGGCCCTGATATGGTTCGTCATGATGAGTTTATTGCGGAGCATGAAACTGAATCGCATAAACATCACAAGCATCATTTCAAGAAACATGCTGAACATCACAAGCACCACATGGACCATGTTCATGAGATGTGCGGTGGTGGTAAGGCGCACAAATGAGAGCCAGTCGTGGAATGGGTGCTGTTAACCCATCCAAGATGCCTCATAAAAAGGTTATCCATAGAACGGATAATCCTGATGCCGTTGATATGTATAAAGACGGTGGACAAGTTTGGGACAAGCCTAGACCTAAAGGTTTAGGTAAACCCAAAAAGTTAAGTGCTGATAAGAAGTCCAAAGCAAAGGCTATGGCTAAAGCTGCTGGTCGTCCTTATCCAAACTTGGTTGATAACATGAGAGCAGCGAGAAAATCATGAACTTATTTGAACGTGTCTTTAATCATGTGAAAAGTGCTGGTCACAAACTGGACAGCTCAGAACATCAATTGTTGAATGACTTTGTAGAGTTCTTAGGCAAAGAGAAATCTATTGTCGAAAACTTTTTGACTTCTAAAAACATTGATGCTTCACAAGGCGCAGTGGTTTCCAACTTTGTTGCTGAGATTGCGCCCACTGTCCCAAATGGGATAGTTGCAGATCCGGTTGAAACTCCAGTTGCTGAACCAATTCCTGTTATTGCTCCTGTAGATGTAACAATTGCAGCTGGTCCAGCTTATGAAGAGTATAAAGCTGCTGGTAATGTTGAACCTGCCCAAGCGAGTTAATCATGGCTGAAAAATGGATTCAACACGCAATTAAAAAAGCTGGTGCTTTGCGTGAAGCTCTTGGTGTAAAAGAAGGCCACAACATCCCAGCGAAGAAGCTGGCAGCAGCGGCCAAAAAACCTGGCAAGTTGGGTCAACGTGCTAGACTTGCTGAGACGATGAAACACTTCAAACACTGATCATGGCATATACCACAGGCACTTCAGTCTTTAATCTAAAGATTACTGACTTAGTTGAGGAAGCATTTGAGCGATGCGGCCTTGAACTGAGAAGTGGCTATGACCTGCGTACAGCTACTCGCAGTATCAACATTTTGACTGTTGAGTGGGCCAACCGTGGTATCAACCTGTGGACTGTTGAAGAAGGCCAGATCCCTTTGAATACGGGGCAGATCACTTATGCTTTGCCTATTGATACGATTGATTTGTTGAGTCAGGTTATACGTCAGGGCACGTTGCAAAACCAGATCGACATTAACATCAGCCGTATTTCTGAGGATACGTATTCAACCATTCCTAACAAGCTGGCTGTTGGTCGTCCTATTCAGGTTTGGATCAACCGCCAGTCTGGGAATGTAAACCCAACCCAATACTCGTTGTATGGGAATGGGACGACAACTGGCCTAAGCGCAACGGATACAACAATTCAACTGAGTCCAACGACTAACTTGGCTGATATGGCTGCAACTGGCTACATCAAGTTGGACAATGAAATTATTTACTACCCCAACATTAGCACGTCTTCTCCTTATCAGTTGATCAACTGCTATCGTGGGCAGGCTGGCACTACGGCTGCAGCGCATACAACTGGTACACCAGTGTTTGTTCCTAATCTTCCCAACATCAATGTGTGGCCTACACCTAATTCTGGTGGTAACTACACTTTTGTTTACTGGCGCTTACGCCGGATTCAAGATGCTGGAACGGGTGCGAACATTAATGACATTCCTTTCCGCTTTATTCCTGCGATGACAGCTGGTCTGGCTTATTACTTAGGCATGAAGAACCCAGCGGTAGATCCAAATCGTCTGATGGCTTTAAAGGCAGACTATGATTTGCAATGGGATCTAGCGTCTCAAGAGGATAGGGAAAAGGCTCCGATTAGGTTTGTGCCACGGAATATGTTCTACATGAGGTAGTCATATGCCAAATAAGTTTTCGTCAGGCAAACATGCAATTGCCGAGTGTGACCGATGTGGTCAACGGTACAAGTTAAGCCAGTTACGCAAAGAAATTATTAAGACGAAGCTGTTTAACATCAAGGTATGCCCAGAGTGCTGGGACCCTGACCAACCTCAGTTGTCTTTGGGCTTGTATCCTGTGAATGATCCGCAGGCGGTAAGGGAACCAAGGCCAGATGTTAGTTATAACGCAGGTGGAACGACTGGATTATTTACCAATCCATATGATTCCACGGTGACGAATGTTGATAATGCAGGCTATCCAACAGACGGTAGTCGTCAAACGCAATGGGGCTGGAATCCAGTAGGTGGAGCGCAGAGTTTTGCCTCTGCATTTTCACCTAATGACTTGAATTTAGCCATTAAAATAGGTACAGTAACTGTTACAACCACTTAGGAGTGTTTATGAACAAGAAACAAGTCGTCAAAATTGCTGACAAAGAAGCAATGAAGGAAGTTCATAAACATGAACACCACATGCACAAGGGTAAACCTGTGACCAAGATGGCTAAGGGTGGCGTCACCAGCGGTGAAGAAAAAGCCGTTGGCCGTAATTTGGCCCGTGTTGCCAATCAAGGGAGCAAGAAATGAAGCCCCAAGTCAAACCGACTACCAAAAACAGCCCTAAAGTCACGACAGGTGATTCCAAAGGTAAGTTTAATGGCTCTGCTGAAGAGTATGCAGCGCCCCATACTATGGATGGAAAGCGTTATAGCGTAGCAAGTTTCCAAGCCAAGATGGATGCAGTGCCTTATGCTACTGATAAATCAGCTCAAGATGCAGATCTTAAAGATCCTTTGCCAAACGGCGTGTCTTATGGCGTAGCTCGTGAGAAAACCAGTGGTATTGAGATGCGTGGCGCTGGTGCAGCTACCAAAGGCCGCATGTCTCGTGGACCTATGGCATGAATTACGAAACGCTGTATAACACAATACAGAATTACTCTCAAAACTCTGAGGGTTCTTTTGTAGATAGTATTCCTACCTTCGTTCAGGAGGTGGAACAACGTGTTTATACGGCAGTTGCGTTCCCATCGTTACGTAAAAACGTCACTGGCGTGATCAATAACGGTGTGCCTTACCTATCTGCGCCACCAGACTATTTGTCTACGTATTCTTTGGCCTGCATAGACTCAACAGGTAATTATTCTTACCTTTTGAACAAGGATGTTAACTTTATTCGGCAGGCTTACCCTACTGTCTCAGCAACTGGGCAACCCGAGTACTATGCTCTTTTTGGCCCAACTGTCTCAGGTGGGACAGTATCAACAAACTTGTCGTTTTTGCTAGGCCCAACGCCAGACGCAACCTATACGGCAGAGTTGCACTACTTCTATTACCCGACCAGCATCATTCAAGGCCAGATTACAGCTATCACTATTACTTCTAGTGGCAATCAGTTGTATTCTCCGGGTCTTTATACAAATGTTCCTTTGAGCTATGTTGGATCTGGCTCAGGCTCTGCTGGCTATGGGGATATTTTGGTGACTGGTCTTTCACCAGCGCAGACTATTACTTTTACCCTGCAAAACGGCGGCAATTTTTACAGTGTTGGAGATGTGCTGACGGTCGCCAGTTCTTATTTAGGTGGTCCGGGTGCTGGACTGACCATGACTGTCTCAACGATCAACAATTCCACTGGGACCAGCTGGCTTGGAAATAACTTTGATCCTGTACTTTTGTATGGCTGTATGCGTGAAGCAGTCATTTACATGAAGGGTGAGCAGGATATGGTCAAGTATTACGAAGACAAATACCAAGAAGCTCTGCAGCTGGCTATTAAACTGGGCAACGGTCTTGAAAGAGGCGATGCTTACAGGGATGGCCAGACAAAGCTCAACATCAACCTTAAAGGTAATGTTGTCTCATGATTGTCCAAACATCTTGCACGGCCTTCCAGCAAAACTTACTCAGTGGGTTAGAAAACTTTGCTGTTGGTACGCCATACACTTACAAGATTGCGCTGTATAACGCCAATGCAAACTTGAACCAGACTACTTCAGCATACACAAATGTGAATGAGGTAACTGGATCTGGTTATACGGCTGGCGGTAAGGCATTGGTTATTTCTACGCCGCCAACACAGAACAATCAGGTCAACATTACTTATGTATCGTTTAATCCTGTAACGTGGACTGGTGCTATCACAGCTCGTGGTGCATTGGTATACAACGCTACTACGGGTGCAGCGTGTTTTGTGTTGAACTTTGGATCTGACAAAATGTCATCCAACAGTTTTACAATTAACTTCCCAACGGCAAATGCTTCATCTGCAATTTTGACGCTGGGAACAACGTCCAGTAGTATTAATTACAGTAGCCCAGACTGAGGAAAAAATGCTAATTACGACCACTAAAGGGATCATGGATGATTCCAAACTTGAGAAAAAAGAAGGTTCGTTGGATAATGATAACGAGATCACCACGTGGGTTGAGTATTGGTTAGAAGGCGAACTTGTACATCGTTCTGTGCATGTTCACTTGAAGAAAAATGTGGTTGCTGAAGGCATCCAAGCAATGTTAGCTTAAAGGAAATATCATGAGTAACACACAAGCAATGTGCACCTCTTTCAAGGGCCAGCTTCTTACTGCAACCCACAACTTTGGTACTGCTCCTACTCGCGGCACAACTGCGGCAGACACGTTCAAAGCGGCTTTGTATTTGGCATCAGCTACGCTGAACGCATCGACCACGGCATATTCTGCTACTGGCGAAGTGTCTGGTACTGGCTACACGGCTGGTGGTATTACGGTGACTAACGGTACGGCCCCCACGACCAGCGGTACAACTGCATATTGGACGCCTTCTGCATCATTGGTCTATACCACCGTGACGTTGACTACTGCGTTTGATACTGTGTTGATCTACAATTCCACGCAAAGCAATGCGGCTGTTGGTGTGTTTACCTTTGGCTCACAAACTGTGACTGCTGGTACTTTTACTCTGACCATGCCTTCTAATGCTGCTGGTACTGCGCTGCTGAACTTGGCTTAATTTTCTAAGGGGGTAAACCATGTTTGGTTTTACCGCATTTGCGGCGGCCCCTTTTGCGTCAAAATCTTCAGTCTTTGCCACTGCGTTAAGTGGCGTTACATCGACTACATCGGTCAACTCTGTTTCTCCGAATGTTTCGATAGCCTTATCTGGCGTTAGCTCTACAACTTCAGTTAATTCGCCAACGGCTGGTTTAGTTATCCAGCTTTCTGCTGTTACATCGACTACATCGACAGGCACAGTAACACCCAACCTAAGTCACGCTATTTCTGGCGTAACAAGTACCACCTCAACGGGTACTCTTACTGAAGGTCAGTCAGAACCTATTACTGGCGTAACTGCTACTGGATCTGTAGGATCGTTAACACCCAGTGTATCTATCGCTGTAAGTGGCGTTACGTCCACGACTTCAGTTGGTAATGTTCTAGATCTTGATACCGGCAGCATTTCTGGGGTTACGAGCACAACATCGACTGGATCGGTCACACCCAGCAAAACAAATGCTTTAACAGGTGTCAGTTCTACTACTTCTGTAGGAACGGTGGTTAGCAACATCACCATCGGGCTATCTGGAGTCACAAGCACAGCATCTGTAAATTCAGTTACTGCTGGTCGGTCATCTGCTCTGAGTTCGGTCACTTCAACGGCGCAGACAGGGACCATCTTTGCTTTTACTTTGATCGGAATATCTGGGGTTACAAGTACCACGTCTACAGGGACGATGGTAGCCAGTGTTCCGGTTACGGTTGCTATTACGGGAGTAAGTGCTACTGCATCTGTAAACAGCTTGCAACCGGGCGTATCTACGTCCATAATTGGGCAGGTCATCACTGGGTCTGTAGGTACGCTTGGGATCGTTAATTGGGTTCTTATTGATGATTCAGAGAACGCAAATTGGACGACCATCAATGATGCAGAGGCGGCAAGTTGGGCGGTTATCAACAATGCCCAAACAGCTTCATGGGCGGCGACCAGCGATTCATCTACACCGGGTTGGTCTACAATTGATGACTCAGAAACGGCTAACTGGGAACTCGTGGAAACACAATAAGGATTTATCGTGGCATTAGTTTTAGCAGATCGAGTTCAGCAGACAGGTACGGCCAATACCACGGTCAGCTTTACGCTTTCAGGATCTGTAACTGGCTATCAATCGTTTTCGGTTATTGGTAACACCAATACGACTTATTATTCTGCAACAGACTCTTCTGGAAATTGGGAAGTTGGTCTTGGTACTTACTCCACAACTGGCCCAACGCTAACCCGCACCACAATTTTTTCGTCTAGCAACTCTGGCAGTGCAGTGACGTTTAGCGGCACGGTCAATGTGTTTGTTACTTTCCCAAGTGAAATTGTCTCTACGGCCCCAGTAACCGTCACAACCAGTACATACACCGTTGGTACAACTGATGTATGGATCATTAACAACTATGCTGGTACTATGACGGTGACGTTGCCAACTGCTGCTAGTTATTCAGGGCGTGTTTTGAATTTCCAAAACTACCAAGCCTATACGGTGGTGTCGGCATCTAGTAACGTAGTTCCAATAGGCGGCGGCAGCGCCAGCACTGCCATATTAAATGCAATTGTTGGAGATCAATGCACTTTGGTGTCTAATGGAACCAACTGGGTTTTAACTCAATACATACCTAACAACATCTTGTTGCAGGGCTAATCTATGACCACTTACTCACAAGACCTACGACTCTCACTTATTGCTGACGGCACTCAAGTCGGCACATGGGGAGACACCACCAACGCTAACTTAGGCACTCTCATTGAGCAAGCGATTGCTGGTGTGTCAGGCGGTCCTAGCACTACTGGTACGTATCCATCTATTACGATGCCATCGGATGCTAACTATGCTCTGACGGCCAATAATGGGGCGGTTGACCAAGCTCGTAATGCGGTCATTGTGATTAACAGCACTCCAACGCTTTCACAAACACGTTACATCATTGCGCCAGCCGGGGCCAGCAAAGTCTACATCGTTAAAAATAGTACATCAGGTAGTCAAGCAATTGCTATGTCCTACGGGACAACCAGTGCACCTACGGGGGCTGCGGTAAGCGTAGCCAATGGAACGACCAGCATTGTTTATGGTGATGGCACAAACTTTTACGGCGTTAGCGCATCTGGTGGTGGCGGGGGTGGTAGCAGCATTGCTATTAACGAACAAGCCTTTGTAGCCACAGCAGGCCAGACTGTATTTAATTTGACCAGCTTCTCGTATACACCCGGTATCAATTCTTTGCAGGTCTACGTCAACGGCCTGAAACAAGTTCTGGGTGAAGCGTATACAGAAACCTCCACTACATCTTTTACGTTTGTTACTGGCTTAAATGATGGTGCTATTGTTGAAGCCCTTGGTGGTGCGGCATTGGCTCAAAGCATTTCGGCGTTAAATGTAGCCTACAACGAAGGCGGCACAGGCGCAGTAACCACTACGGTTCAAGCTAAGTTGCAACAGACTGTTAGCGTCATGGATTTTGGCGCTAAAGGTGATGGAACGACTGATGACACAACGGCAATTAACAACGCAATTGCAGCAATAGCTTCACCAGCAGGCGGTACTATATATTTTCCAGTAGGTAATTATAAGATTACCTCAACTATCACATGGAGCGATAAGCCAATTACGCTTTCTGGCGATGGCTGCGGTTACCAACCTGGGACGGGAACCCGCATTACTGTAGCAAGCGGGGTTACAGGTTTTATTGTTCAAAACGGGTCTAACGGATACGGTAGGGACTCTTGCATTGAGAACTTAAACATTCTTAGCTTGAGTTCTGGTGCTGGAAGTGATGTAGGTATTCTTGTTCAAAGCAAAATGACATTGCGTAATGTCATGGTGCAGAACTTTGGTAGCCACGGCGTTGAAGTTTTGAGTGGTATATCTGCTCCAGATGTATCTATCAATGCTAATTTGTTTTATTTTGAAAATTTAAAATGTTATTCAAACCGAGGAAATGGTTTACACGTTGTTGGTGTTGACTCTAATGCAGGGTCAACTATAAATTTTGACGGTAGCCTTAACACTGGTTGGGGTTTGTACGATATTGCAAACATTAGCAATACTCACATTGGGCCGCATGTTTCAGGTAACGCTGCCGGTGGGTTTTATTTTAAACAATACACTCGAGTGCTTGGCGGGTATAAAGAAACAGACGGATTGTCTGGTGTAACAATTGCTTCTGGCGGTGCAGGGTATTGCAATCTTGATTTTCTTGCTAATGAAGACCCAATTACGGATAACGGGGGAGGGTTAAGCAGAATTACAATCCGAGGCGCGGGCGCAGTCATAAGCACCAATCTTGCTGTGGCATCTGGGGTTAGCGCAACGCCAGCAATGCTTGCAAAATCAACGTCAATTGATATTACTGTCCCAATTAATAGCACAGCAGCCAACCCAATAAATGCAATTAGCACAGCAACCACAAGTTATGTTGTTTCTGCTAAATCGCCAACAGCTTTTACAGGTCAAAATTATTATTCAAACTCTGTTACGGCTTCAGGAACTACTTGGAATCATTTTTTAGGCCAGTCAGCAAATGCTTCGGTTACTAACATCATTATTTACGGCAACGGTAATATTCAAAATGCCAACAACAGTTATGGCGCAATATCAGATGCATCTTTAAAAGAAAATGTTGTTGACGCTACGCCAAAACTAAATGACTTGTTAAAAATAAAGATTAAAAACTTTAATTTAATCTCAGATGAGTCTAAGGAAAAACAGATTGGTGTAATAGCTCAAGAATTGCAAACAGTATTTCCAAGCATGGTCACAACTGACCAAGACGGAAAACTTGGCGTTAAGTACAGTGTATTTGTGCCTATACTTATTAAAGCAATTCAAGAACTTTCAGCAAAAGTAACAGCTTTAGAAAATAATGGCTAACACCAAAATTTCAGAATTAACCTCTGCTACTACGCCATTGGCGGGTACGGAGACTTTGCCGATTGTTCAAAGCAGCACGACCAAACAAGTGTCAGTTGCTAACTTAACCGCTGGTCGTGCGGTTAACGTATCAACATTAACTGCAACAGGAACAATAAGCACTACAGGTACTTCATCTTATTTTCGAGGTTTGGCTGGTGCATCCGTACTTTTGCAAAACAGTAATGCAACCGCAAACTGGCAATTATTTCCAAACGGAACAACAACAGATTTTTATTTAAATAGCGCACAAAACGGTAATTTTGTAATTCAAAACCCTGTAAACATTCAAGCGGATACCACGTTAACTTCTGCAAACCTAGTCCAAGGCACATCAGGTAAAGGCATCAACTTCACAGCCAACACTCCCGCAGCGGGTAAAACAAGCCAGTTGCTGAATTGGTATGAGGAAGGTACTTGGACGATGGGGCTTTCTTTTGGTGGTGGGACAACTGGAATTACCTATGTGGTAAACACAGGAAGGTATATAAGAATAGGTAAATCAGTTACAGTAACTGGTTTATTAATTTTAAGTAGTAAGGGTAGTTCAACAGGCGCCGTAAAAATTACAGGATTGCCATTTTCTATTGGTGCTGGTAATGAAAGTCAAAGTGCTGGTGCAATACGACTTGGAAATTCAACTTTTACTGGACAATATGCTTTTACTGGCTCTA